CCAAGGAGGATCCAGTAACCGAACTCAACCAGGTGGAGTTTTGCCAATGCAAACCAGTGTATGGAGCGAATGGGCTCATCATGTGCAGAAACTTTGAGAAAGCACGTGAGAAAGATACTATGTGTTTGTTTGACATATCGCAACCTAGAGCAGCTGCAAAGTGGCTCGGTGCGGTTGGAGAATGTGGACTAAGCCTTACAAGCGGAATTCCTTTTTCAGGAAATGTACAAAGCGTACATCCGCCACGGCGAAAAGAGTGATATCACGAACAGCGTGGGCTGGCAGTGTGGGATGACCCACATGGCCAAGGGATTGCACCCCAAGGAAGCCCCAGTTTCAGAAGACGCAAGATATTCATTCTATGTTGCATTCGGAGTCACACCCGATGAGCAGGAAGCACTCGAAGAGTACTACCGTAGTTGGCAATTCGAAGCTCAGATTGAGCCTAGAGAGGTCATGACGGTTGGGACTGCTCCCTTCTAAACCTGTAAATGACAAATTGGTAACTTGTGAAAAGAAGAAAAGAAAATAAATAGCGTATAAAATAAGAAACATGAGCAATCGAATGGTTCGTAGAAATAGCAACCAGCGGCAAAATCGTCGCGGTGCTAAAAGCGAATTAATTGATGCACTAGCCGAAGTGGCACTTCGGCAAGCAGGGCGCGGAGCCAAGAAAGGTGTGGAATGGTTGTACAACGGTATTGCTAGTGCGTTTCGCACTACTGGTAGTAACGGTTCAAAGCAGGAAATGAAGGCAATGGTAGCCCCATTGGCTCGAGCACTGCAAATCAAGAACCCCACCCCAAAGTACTCCAATGTAGCTGGCGGAATTAGCATTGAGCACACGGAACCTCTCAAGGTTGCGTTTGGTGCTAATCGGTTCTCACTAACGAGTGAGACTTTTGAGTGGTTGGCACCCATGACAGCCGGGTTCGAGGAATATCGAATCCGTGTTGAAATTGGTTGGGTCCCCACTTGTCCCGCTACAACGACAGGGCGTGTCATGATGGCGTTCGACTATGATCCCTCAGATCGAGGAGGTTACGAAAGCGCTGACACCTCTGACTACCTAAACACGGCTGACCATTGTATTTCAGCTGTGTGGAGTCCATGTGCAATCGCCCCGAAGCAATCAGGATGGTTGAAGACTGGTCTGATTGGTGACGAACGGTTGTACAGTCCTGGCACAATTCACATTGTGGTGCCTAGCATTGAAGATGGAATGATCTTGGCTCGGTACCACGTGGAACTCCGTAAACCACAACCCACTTCAAAGAAAGAGTATGTCCAGTACGGGTACTACTCTGGCTCTGGTGGACCATTTGGTGGTGTTGATACAGTGGCTGGAATCTCGGCTTTCACGATTGAGGAGTACAGGTTGAC